AATTTGTGGGACTTGTTGGCGAGATAATTATCAAACATCTGTTTGACATAAAACACGAATGGAAAAAAGGTTTTGATGGCGGTTATGATTTTACATATAAGGGTTTTAAAATAGATGTTAAAACAATGGGTAGAAACGTTGACGTCCAAGATTATTTTGTAAATAATTTTATTGCCTTTCAAAAATCTTACGATTGTGATATTTATATTTTCTGCTCATTAAACAAACAAAAAAATGAATTATCTGTTTGTGGTTATTTAGGCAAAAAAGAATTATTAGCATTAGCCACATTGTATAAAAAAGGCGATACTAGAACAAGAACAAACGGCACAACGTTTAAAATGAAAACAGATACTTACGAGATTAAAAACAATAAACTAAAGAATATTGAAAAATTATTTTATTATTTACCTAAATATTAAACATTATGAAAATAACAAACGAAGACAATATGGAACTAATGGCAAGGTATGAGGATAACTACTTTGACCTTGCTATTGTAGACCCACCTTATGGTATAAGTATAAATAAGCAATCACAAGGCAAGGGGGGTGGTGTTGCTAAAAAGATAGATTATACAAAAAAAGATTGGGATAGTGAAGCACCAAACAAAAATTATTTTATTGAATTATTTAGAGTTAGTAAAAATGTTATTATTTGGGGTGCTAATTATTTTATTGAAAACATACCAAACGCTAATAGTAGTTGTTGGATTGTTTGGGATAAAGATAATGGAGCTTCAGATTTTGCAGATAGCGAATTAGCTTACACAAATTTTAAAACAAGCGTAAGAAACTATAAATGCAAATGGGCTGGTATGTTGCAGTATGATATGAAAAATAAAGAAAAAAGAATACACCCAACACAAAAACCTATTAGATTATACGAATGGCTTTTAATGAATTACGCAAAAGAAAGCGATAAGATTTTAGATACTCATTTAGGTAGTGGCTCAATAGCAATAGCCTGCCATAATTTAGGTTATGATTTAACCGCTTGTGAATTAGACAAAGATTATTATAATGCTGCTATAAAAAGAATAGAACAACACAAAGCACAACAAAGATTATTTTGAATATTAAAAAAATATTTTTAGTTTAGCATAAGAAAACAAAACATAATGAAAACATTCCAAGATTTCGGCATTGACATCGGAAACAAATCATCCGGTAAAATAAAAACCAAATGCCCACAATGCAGCGCCACAAGAAAAAACAAAAGTGATAAATGTTTGTCTATTGATATTGACAAAGGTTTGTTTAATTGTCACAATTGTGGTTGGTCAGGCACAACTAAATTTGAAAAGAAAAAAGAGTTTATTCGCCCTGAAAAAATTAAAGTTAATCTAACAGAGCGCATAATAAAATGGTTTTCTGATCGTGGTATTTCTGAACCAACTTTAATACATTGGAAGATCGGCGAATCTTTAGAGTATTTTCCACAAGTAGGAAAAAAACGTCGCGCTATAAATTTTAATTACTATCGTGAAAATGATTTAATTAATATTAAATATCGTGATGGTCAAAAGAACTTTAAAATGGTTTCAGGTGCTGAACTCATTTTCTATGGTCTTGACAATATAAAAACAATGGATAAAATTTATATCGTTGAAGGCGAAATTGATGCGTTGTCACTTCATGAAGCAGGCATTTATTCGGTTTGTTCTGTACCAAATGGCGCATCTAAAGGCAATCAACGTTTGGAATATTTAGACAATTGTTTTCAGTATTTTAAAGACAAAAAAGAAATTGTTTTATGTACTGACAATGATTCGCCTGGAATACAATTGCGCAAAGAACTTGCAAGGCGCTTTGGTGCTTATCGTTGTAAATACGTTGATTTTGGCGAATATAAAGACGCTAACGAAATATTAGTCACAAAAGGTGCTGAAACGTTACGAAATGTAATTAAAACGGCTAAAAACTTTCCTTTGGAAGGCGTGCTAAATATTGAAAACATTTGGCAAAGCGTTTTAAACTATAATGAAAACGGCGTAAAGAACTATTCAATTGGTCTGCCTAATGCAGATAATTATTTTAAAATGTCTTTTGGTGAATGGTCAGTTGTGACTGGGATTCCAAATTCAGGAAAATCTGATGTTATGGATCAGGTATGTTGTAATCTAGCCTTGAAATACGATATGCGATGCGCTATGTTTGCACCTGAATCATTTCCTTATGAGGGCCATATAAAAAGAATATCAAATAAATTAAATGAAACAAATTGCAATAATGAGCAATTAAATCAAACAAAAGATTTTATTCAGGATCATTTCTTTTGGGTTAAAATAGATTTAGAAAATTTAACGCTAAAAGGTATATTAAATGCTTTTCGTGAATTGGTATTTCAAAAGGGTATTAATGTTTTTGTCATTGATCCTTGGAATATGTTAGATCATTCAGCACAACGTGATCATTCATATATTGGGCGCTCATTGTCAGAGATAACCCAGTTCTGCCAACAAACAAACACCCATTTATTTTTAGTGGCGCATCCTAGAAAAATAGAATCAGAAAACGGAACTTATAAAAAACCAACGTTGTATGATATTAGCGGCTCTGCTGATTTTTTTAATAAAGCCTACAATGGTTTGATTGTTTATCGTTGTATTGGTCAAAAAACTAAATATGAATCTGACATTGTAAAAATATATATTGAGAAAGTCAAACGAAAAGAAAATGGCCAACTTGGCGAATTTGATATTGCACCTGATTTTAAAAATGGTGGTATTTATAAAGATGTTGATTTAGAAACTAAAAAATTTGAAGTTATAAAAGATAATTTACCTTTTTAATTATGGCAAAAGCATTACAACCCACATACAAACACCGAATCGCAATTCAATGGTGTATTAAAAATGAAATTAAAGTCTATGTAAACCCAACTAAAAGAGGTTTAAAAGTAGAAATAAACAACAGAGGAAATAAAATTATTTCACCACAAACATACACCAAAACAGAAGCCAACAATAAATGTTGGCAATTATATTTGTATATTTACAAAAAATATTTTAAGCTATGAGATATAACTTTAACACGATTATTTATCCTATTTATGGGATTCTTTTAGGAATCAATTATTGGAATACTAAAATGGATCACGTTACTACGGAATCACCACTTGAAGAAGGTGAAGAAAATTGCCTTGAAATACATTTCTTTTTTATTGGCATTACTTTTATTTGGTACACCGATAAAAAATAATGTTGTACTATGGCAACGAAAACCAACATATTAAAAAAGAATTTATTAGAAGCATTGGAAAAATCATTGGGGATAGTAACAACCGCTTGTAAAAAAGTCGGATGCAATCGTTCAACATATTATAAATATTATAATAGTGATCAAAAGTTTCGTGATGCAGTTGATGAACTTCAAAACCTTACATTGGATGTTGTTGAATCTGAACTGCATAAGCAAATAAAAGAAGGTAACACAACTGCAACAATATTCTATTTAAAAACCAAAGGCAAAAAACGTGGTTTTGTTGAGCGTCAAGAAATCCAAATGGAAGGCGGCATTGAATCTAAAATCATTGAATGGAATCCGGCAAAGGAACAATAAAAGAGTTTTGCAATATCCAATTTTATCAAACGCTTAATTCTAAATCTAGAATTAAAGTTCATCAGGGTGGAACGCGTTCGGGAAAAACTTATGCTATTTGCCAATATCTTATTTATCGTTTAACAACTACTAAAACACCTTTAACAATATCAATTGTCAGAAAAACATTACCTGCCTTAAAACGTTCTGTATTGCGTGATTTTATATCTATTGCCACAAAACTAGGGGTATATTATAAAGGCGAACATAACAAAGCTGAAAACGTTTTTCGTTACAATGGTTCAATGGTACAATTTATATCAACTGATGATCCGCAAAAAATTAGGGGTGCAAAGCACGATATTTGTTTTTTGAATGAAAGCAATGAATTAAACTTTGAAGATTTCCGCCAGTTAAATATGCGTACTGTTGGCGAAGTTATTATTGACTTTAACCCTTCTGATCCAGTGCATTGGCTTTATAATGAAGTTATTGAACGTGATGATTGTGATTTATTTATAACTACATACAAGGATAATAAGTTTCTGCCTAGTGAATTAATTAAAGAGATTGAACGCATTAGGGAACGTGATCCTGATTATTGGCGCGTATATGGTGAGGGCCAAAGAGCGCAATTCTCACAACGTCAAATCTTTACTAATTGGAAATATATTCCATTAGCTGATTTTCCACAATTTGATGAAACTGTTATTGGTATTGACTTTGGATTTACAAATGATAGTCTTGGAATATTAGAAGTCGGTAAGATAAAAGATAAATTATACGTCAATGAACTGATGTATAAAAAAGGAATGACTAATCGAGATATAGCAGACTTTTTAAAAAACATTGGCAAAGCTGATGTCTTATCTTACTGCGATTCCGCTGAACCAAAATCAATTGTTGAACTTCGTCAAATGGGTATATTAGCTAAAGGCGCAGTAAAAGGCCCAGGATCAATTAACGCCGGTATCAGTTTAATAAAAGAGCATGAGGTGTTTATATCTAACGAATCAACAAACCTTAAACACGAACAACATACATACTATTGGCAACAACTTAAAGATGAAACAATTATTAATAAACCTATTGACGCAAACAATCATTTAATGGATGCTTTACGATATGCAGTTTATTCTAAATTTAAAAACAGAACTGAATTTTTTGTTGTCTAAAAAACTATTTTAAATTTTGTATTTTTACAAAAATTTTATATCTCAATAAAATATGGCTTCATTATACGATCG